TAAAAATAACCCCGATTGGTATTGCTCAAGACTGACTATAGAAGATACCAAAGTAATGAGTACCGATGATATAGATGAGGAAAGAAGAGCAGGAATGGATGAGGAATTAATCCAACAGGAGTTCTATTGTTCCTTTAAAAGTCCATTACAGGGTTCTTATTATTCCAAACAAATGGACGAAGCGGATGATGATATTCGCATTAAAGAAGTCCCCTACGATCCTGACCTACAAGTTGATACTTGGTGGGATTTGGGAATAGGTGATTCAACAGTCATTATATTCGTACAAGAACACTACAATGAAATAAGAATTATTGATTACTACGAGACCTCAGGCGAGGGATTACCTTATTACGTTAAATATTTAAGAGAAAAACCCTACGTCTACAGACACCACATAGCCCCACATGATATATCAGTAAAAGAATTAGGGACGGGGAAGTCGAGAATAGAAACAGCTAGACAACTTGGGATTAATTTTGAAGTTGCTAAGAAATTATCTATCGAAGACGGGATTAACGCAGTCAGGTCGATGTTAAAACAATGTTGGATAGATAAAACTAAATGTCAAAGACTCGTTGAGGCATTAAGACACTACCATAAAGAATATGATCAGATAAATAAGGTCTGGAAACAAAAACCACACCATGATTGGAGTTCTCATCCCTGCGATGCACTAAGAACGGGGGCTGTTGGCAGAAGAAGGGCTAAAATACCAGTGAAAAAAGACAGATACGAAATTAAAAAAGGAACTAAAAGAGCATGGATGGCTATGTAGAACCATATTCAGCAGAGGATATTTTAGAAAAACGAAAACAATCCGCCAGAGTACAAGGTAATTGGCGTGATGAAGCCAGAACTGACTTTATGTTTCGTGATGGAGACCAATGGCATGAAGAAGATATTGCTAAATTGGAAGAAGAGGGAAGACCTGCCGTAACTTTTAACAGAATAGCCCCTATTATCAACTCGGTTAAGGGTAGTGAAGTTAATAATAGGCAAATGATTCGCTATATCCCAAGAACACAAGAGGATAATGGATTAAATGAAGTATTAAGTCGTTCAGCAGCCTTTGTTCGTGATAATTGTGATGCAGAAGATGAAGAAAGCGATGCCTATGAAGATGCAATAACCTGTGGTATGGGTTGGACTGAGACAAGAGTAGATTATGATGAAGACCCAAACGGGAAGATAATCATAGAGCGTGTCCCCCCATTGCAAATGAGGTGGGACACATCAGCTAGAAAGAAGAATTTAACCGATAGAAGATGGCATTTAAGAGAAAAATGGTTAGCTATTACAGAAATCAAAGAAAGATGGGGAGATGATGTAGAAATAGGTGTTCAGGACTTGACTTTTCGTGATGAGACTGAATTTGAAGAAGCCCATAACGCAACTGATGCTTGGAAATATGAAAACGATCAGATAAATAAATTTATGGATGATTCGGCAGATAAAGCCTTAGTCATTCACTTCCAATATAAAGAAAGAGAATCTTACTATCGAGTAGGCGATCAGGAAACTGGGCGTGTTATAGAATTTTCAGAAACTAAGTTTAAAAAAATTAAGAAACGTATTGATGAAATGGGTACGCCCTACGTTAAACAACAAAGATGGGTTTATAAAGAAAAGTATTTAGTAGGTAAAAATGTTTTAGAAGAGGGAGAAGCCCCAGTTCAGGATTGGTCTTATATGTGTCTAACCGCGCATCGTGAGGAAAAAACTAATCTCTTCTATGGTATTGTCAGGGCAATGAAAGACCCACAACGATGGGCTAATAAATTCTTCTGTCAAATCATGCACATATTCAACACTAATCCGAAAGGTGGGTTGATTTATGAAAAGACCGCGATTGACGATTCTTTCGATATAGAAAGTAAATGGTCTGATTCTTCAGGAATTGTTGAAGTAGAAGATGGTGCTTTAGCGGCAGGTAGAATTAAAGAAAGAACAATGTCAAATTACCCCGCATCTTTAGATAAGATGCTGAACTTTGCCATTGCTTCCATTCGTGATGTTTCGGGTATGAATGTTGAAATGTTAGGAATGGCGGATAGAGAACAATCGGGTGTTTTAGAACAGGAAAGAAAGAAAGCGGCATTAGTTATCCTAGCACCTCTTGCTAATTCTTTAAGACATTATAGAAAACAACAAGGACGTATGTTGTTAAAGTTTATGGCGAAATATATCCCATCTAACACAATGGTACGTTTTTTGGAAAAAGGACAGGAACAATATGTCCCATTTACTAAAGACTTTGACGTTCAAAAATATGACGTTATCGTAGATACCGCGCCATCATCACCTAATCTTAAATCAGAAATATGGACTAGTATGAGCCAGATGTTGCCGCAATTAATCCAAGCGGGTGTCCCAATACCACCTGATATTCTTGATTTCTCCCCACTACCTGAGGGTATATCGGAGATTTGGAAACAATATATTATTGAAAATTCTGCTGACGTTCCTCAATTACAAAAACAGTTGCAACAAATACAAATGGAAAATCAGTTCTTAAAGAATGAAAATAATGTTATGAGAACAAAACAACAACAACAAATGGCTGCTATGCAGAATAAACAGTCTATTGCACGATTGCAGAATCAGACTGAATTGCAGAAGGCTTCTATGAATTTAACGTCAGATGATCGAGATAGAATAATTGAGATACTAAAATTAGTAGCAACTCAAGATGATAGCGAAACTAAAAACGCAATCAATCTTTCTAAAATTGATGAAGAGTTAAAACAAAAAGTAGCAAGTAGTGCATAAACAGGATTTACACCCTTAGTGTAAATGCGAGTCGGGCGATCCCGAAAGCGTTCAGTGAGGACGAAAACATGGAAAACGAAGAAGAGTTAAATGCAGAGATGGAGAAAATGCGTGAAGAAGATTCGCAATTTAATCCAGAGGAAGTGGTTGAGGAAGTAGAGACTCCAAAAGTCGAAGCAACCGAAGAAGCACAAGAAACTTCAGAAGAAGTTAAAGAAGAAGTAAAGGAAGAAGTTAAGGAAGAAGTTAAAGAAGACGATAAAGAAAAGCATTGGGCTATTAATGCGATGCACGAAGAACGTGAGCGTAGGAAAGAAGTACAAGCCCAGATGAATAAAATGGAAGATAGATTCCAAAAATTACAGGAATCTGTGACACCAAAAGAGCCTGAAGAACCTAAACCTGACTTTGAAGATAATCCTGCCGAGTATCTTAAAACTGAACTCGATGAAATAAAGGGATTTAAAACACAACAGGAACAACAGGCACAATCAACTCAGGCACAGCAGCAGTTCTATGGTAATTTTACAAAAGTAGAACAAGAATTTTCTGGAAAGAATCCCGATTATTTTGATGCAGTTAAGCATCTTTATGACTCAAGGATGTCTGAGTTTAAAACGATGGGATATGACAATGATCAATCCTATCAACTAGCCCAACGCGATGCTTGGGATATTGTACAAGATGCAAATAGTCGCGGTAAGAATGGAGCAGAATTAATTTATAATCTCGCTAAAACAAGAGGTTATGAAAAAGGAAAACAAACTACCGAGAAGTCAGAAATAGAGACTTTAAAGGAAGTTAAAGAAGTAGCTAAAAATACTGGTATGGGTGCATCGGGAGATACACCAAAAGGACAAGTAAGTCTATCTGACCTTGCTAGCATGAATGATGATGAGTTCGATAAACTCACATCAGGAGATAGCTGGCGTAATATGATGGGCGGCTAATCGCACACAGCGTATCTGTGTTCCGTTTTTTCTCAAGACGTAAATTGAGACATCGTTGTACACCACGATAGTGTGTATTCGCATTAAGCGATAAACAACTAACTTAAATTAACAAAAGGAAATGTGTAAATGGCTAATACAAGTTATGGGGTTAATAACCCATCTGCGGTTAAGCTATGGTCACGCAAACTCTTTCACGAAGCACTTAAAGCTACTTGGATGTATAAGTTTATGGGAAAAGATTCCAATAACGTCATTCAAATGCACGATGACACCTCAAAAGGTGCAGGTGATCGCGTAAGAGTAATTCTCCGTATGTTGCTATCTGGTAATGGTATACAAGGTGACGGAACATTAGAGGGAAATGAAGAAGCGTTGACTACTTACACTGACGACTTATTGGTTGATCAACTGCGACACGCAGTTCGTTCAGGCGGTAAGATGTCAGAACAGCGCATCCCATTCTCAGTTCGTGAAGAAGCTCGTTTAGGTCTTCAGGATTGGTGGGCTGACCGCATGGACACATGGGCTTTCAATCAGTTGGCGGGTAATACTGTCCAATCTGATACAAGGTTCACAGGCAACAATTCAGTAACCGAAGCAGATGCAGATCATAAGCTTGTCGTTGGGGTTAACACCACAACTGATGACTCGATCTCTGCTACAGGTTCATCATGCGTTGCAACCATTAACATGATTGATTCGGCTGTGGAAACTGCTAAAACGCTAGAACCACAAATTCGACCAATCAAGTTGAAAGGCGAAGACAAGTACGTTATGTTCT